GTTTTTTGGCGAAGTGATGAAAATTGGACTGACCATATTTATTTAAAAATTATTTTGGTTCAGGGGACTCCACCTCTGGGAACTTCACGTCCATTCCCAAGGCCCATTGCTTCGTTCTTTCCTCGGCCCTTCTGATTTTATCCTTTAACCTTTTTGATTGTTTCTTTTCCTTTTTCATTTGCGATTTCTTTTAAGTCATCGATCAGCTTCGACAGGAATCGCCTGAAAAACTGCTCCTCCTTTTCGGTCATCAGGTCCGGCTCGTCTGAATACATCGACTTCTTGAGCTCGGCGATTTTTTTATTGATAAACTCAGCTTTTGTCATAACTTCCAGTCAAAATGATTTTTCAGCCTCGTCCGGCCGTCGTTTAAAGATTTAATAATAACTGTATTGTCTCTTTTGTTATTGTCTAACTGTATTGTCTTATTAGATGTGCCATTTCCGCCCAGAGATGTGCCATTTTTGGCATATCTGGTTGTGTCACTAATGACACTTCTCCCGAACCTTTTCTTAGCCTTGTTCACAGTTATTACACAGCCATAAGGAGTCCGTAAAAGATTAACATAACCTGCCTTTTTCAATTGATTAGTCCAACGTCTATAGGTCCTGATAGAAATCCCTAAATCTTTTTTCACCTCCTCGAATTTGATTGGCTTTCCACCAAGCACTTTACCGATTCCTTCCTCAGTGATACTGGTCATCTTGTCTAAGAGCCACATAAAGAGCCAGACGCTCTCTTTCATTGCCTTCCTGTGCTTTGGTTCCAGAAGATTATTTGTAATTTCTATAAAAAATCCTTTCATTGTTTGTAGAGTTTTATAACAGTTGTGATAATTATTTTGTTATTTTTGTATTCAATTTTTGTTTTCTTTTTTGGCCTATTAAACTCTACAATCGAGCCATGCTTATCTTTAAGCCAGAGGTTTCCTAATTTTCTTTGATTGCATCTTCTACAAGAGAGGACAAGATTATCGGGATTATCAGTCCCGCCCAAACTTTTTGGTAAGACGTGATCTAAATCATGAAAATCAAATACCCCTTTAACAACATTTCCTTGTTCGTCTTTAGCTATGCATTTTTTTGGTATGATTTGACCGATAGAGTAATAATCTATAATTGATGCAATCTCTAAAGACAATTTTGCATTACACCAAAAACATTTGCCTTTTTGTTCTTTAAATTTCTTATTTAGGATTTTTTGTTTTTCCTCCATTTTTTCTGACAACCTAAAGTTTAGTTTCTTAATCTCACACTCTCCACAAGTAAAGTGTGAGGTAAAAAACTAATTTGATTCTTTCTCTATCTCAATTTTGTCGAAGTCTACTTTGTTCACTTCTTGGATCAATCGGACTAAATCTTTAAGCCATTTTCCAGTCTTTTTCTGGTGGTGACAGAATCTTTGCATATCGCCAGCTATACAATTACATCTCATATGACCATCCTCATAGACTTCCACAGTCCTGAACTTCCCTGGCTCTGATCTGCTTGCCACGTTGTGTCTTATTACCACCCTCGGGTAGATTTTCTTCCTTGATTCTTCGTGGTTCGGGTCATAGATCGTCCCGGGGCAACCTTTCCCATCAACTCTCCAATTCGGACAACCATAAATCTTTCTTCCGTTTTTTGTCGTTACTTCCATAAGAGTCGTTCCGCAATGATCACAATTTGGAATTATAACTTCCACCATTTGGTTTTAGTTCATCTAACCCTCTCCTTAATCCGACACAATGAAGGAAAGTTTTTTTATCTTTTTCGTTGTTCCTGAATTCTCGGAATTTGACATCACCTGTTTCTTTGTGCAAAGCAATCACGATTCTGTAGGCCATTTTCTTCCCGGTTTCTTCTTCCCAGGCAATCTGGTATCCTGCCGCCTGGATCGAATGCTCAGGGTAAATTCCGTCTGGCGACACACTTGATGGTTTTGTGCTTTTAAAATCAAAGAGTATTAAATCTTTTCCTATCTTTCCTATTGCGTCTGCGGTTCCAGGATATTTATGCTTCTTGCTGTATACCAATCTTTCACTCTCCAACCACTTCACCTTGTGTGCGTCTTGGAACTGCATGAATGCGTTGATCCCGTTCTTGACCTCCAACCTCTCAGGAATGGGAACTTTTCTTGTTTTGATCCACTCGCTTATCCAGGCGTGGATCTCCGTGCCGACATCTTTCGCTTCCTTGCTTTGTTTTCCCCATTCATTTTTACCAACATCAATCATTTCTTGAGTTAAAACTTCACCGATATGATCCCCTAAACTCATCGCCATCTTTTTAAGAGCGGCTGGAACAAATGCTCTTGATTTGTCAATCACTCCAGTAAAGTATGTCACTCCTGGCGAATAATTTCCTTTCTCATCATAATATTTATGCTTATCGGCGTGATCGGTCACGAACTTTATCTTGATCGTTCCTTTGTAGAGACTTATAATTTTAGTTTCTTCCATATTATTTCTTGTTTATTTTCTTCTGCAGAAGCGTGGCATAGATCGTCGCCGCCTCGTTCTTGGTCATCTTCGTCCAGTCCACTTTCCTTTTGGCCATGTTCTCGACCATCTTGGCCGTTGCCTGCGCGGTCTTTGCTCCTAACTCCTTTGTCAGATCCACGATCCTTTTCTTGTCAATTTCAGAAGCCGGCAGACTTTGCCCCGGCTTTGATGCTACCGGTGCTTCTCCTGGCTTCCCTTTCATCTCTTCGGCCGGAGTCGCTTCGAAACCCGATAGTTTTATGATCCAACCTATCGTGTTCCTGAATGCTTTTCCTATGGCTCTTGTCTGGGCCATTGATAGTATGGCGTATTCATCGAATGATGCTTTTTTCTGTTCTGCTTTTGAGCAAACCGCAAATCCAGTGCTAACTGATTCTCCCGTCTTTCTGTTTATGAGATCCACTTGAGCCATCCATTTGTTGTCCCCGAGATTTTCTACCTTTACCACTTTCGGGAACAGATTCATTAAACTCCCAGCAAACTGCCATCCCTCAACTAAGACATAGTTCTTTCCCACTATGTTCACGGAGAGATTGTTCTTTACGATATGATCCTTTATGATCTTTGCCGCCTGGATCATTTGGGCCGGCTTATCAATAGCGTAGGTCTGATTGACCCTGACTATTGCTTTTGTTTTTTTGTTTTGCATTTTATTTTGGTTATTCGGGGAGAGAAGAGTTCTGCGTTGCCGCTCACTCTTGTTAACTCTCTTCCCCCGAATGCAACCCAGTTATTTATTTTTCGACCTTAATTTACTTCTTCGGGTCGAGGATGATAGTCAAATCTTTCATCCTCTAATTCTTCGACTGTTCTTTCTTCTGCCTCTATCTGATCCATTTCGTTTTTGAAGTCCCGATTCCTGATGTAAGTTGGGATATCCTTTTCTTCATAGTCAGACCCATAGATGTCGATCACTCTTTTTTCTTCTTCTTTAGTCATAGCTTTTCAATTTTTAATGTTCAGCGAAGCTTCGACCATTTGTTAAAACAAAAAACTCCGCCTTAGCGGAGTATAATTGCGGTATTTAGTTTATTGAGGTCTAATCCTCAACAGCTATTCCCATATTCCTGGCTGTGCCTTCAATGAATGGGATTACCATAATTATACTTCCGCTAATAATCTAATTTAATTATAAATTTTCAAAGACCTTCAGTCAATCTGTTTCAAAGTCCGCCAAGCTTCTCTTATCATTGCCTTAACTCTTAGGATTTGCGAATTTCTTCTGTAAAGTTTTCTATAAAGCGCATCGCTGATTTTTCGCATTCTATTAGGTTTTTTCGTTTCTTTGTTTTCCATATCTACCTTAATAATAATCCAACCCAACAAGTGTGTCAAGCATAGTTATACCCAAATTATCCACAGACGACATCTAATACCTCTCGACCATCAAACGCCCTTCCTGCGCAATCGTGGTGCGCTGTTTTTTGACTAAATCGCCAAAAATGACTATTTCCCGACATAAGTCCTAAATTGACTTTCCAAGTCCTTGCCGGCAAGCGCCGTGTAAGGATAGGAGCTGGCTAAATTGGCGTGACCAAGAAGTGAAGAGATCACGGAATTGTTCGCGCCCTGCATTGCCAGTTCCCTGCCGCGGTGATGCCTCATAGAGTGAGGATTCAATGGCCTTTCCAGTCCGGCCTTGTTTGAATACTTCCTTATCATCTCGGTAACGGCCGCCCTTTCCATTCTGTTTGACCTACCCATGCAACTCCCCTTCCCGCCGTGGATGCTGATAAAAAGCGCGTCCGGGTCTTTGATCTCTTTTAGATTCCACATCGTCAGTTCTTTTTTCCTTCTTTCAATCCACTTAATCAAATTATTGTTGGTATCTTCAGTCCAAAAAATTCTGCGGAATGGAATAAATCCTTTTGTCTTTTCAGTATGGATTTCGGCTTTCTGGTTTCCTATGTCCTGCATATTTAAAGAAAGCACCTCTCCTATTCTGGCCGCGCTGTCCCACAATAAAGTAATCAGGGCCCGGTTTCTTATGTGCCAGTAGTATCCTGAATTTTCCGGAATGACACTCAATACCTTTTTATAATCTTCCTCGCTGGCCACCCTCGGAAACTTAAATTGCTTGGGTGGCAAGGGAATCAAGGAAGGATTGATCACCGGCTTCCCCTGCTCCCACCAAAACTCAAAGAACTTCTTGAGAGCGATGGCTTTCTTCTCCAAAGTAGTCGTGTCAAACCCCAGATCCTTGATCCACTTCAACCATTCCAGACAGTCCCCCAATTTTATTTCCTCTATCTCGGCGTTTCTTACAAAGATGCAGAAATACCGGAGGGACATATCGTAGCCCATCACCGTTCCCTTGCCGACCTTAAGTCCCCTCCATTCATTGAACTTATTAAGAGCTTCTACAAATTTCATATTTTTCCTTTCGCCTTCCTCCTAAGCGACAAATCTTTTTTAAACCATCGACCTTTCTTCCCTCCAAGCTAAAACCGCCCGCTCAGTGGTGCTGAAACGGGCGGCCGCGCATAATAAAAGTTTTTAAGCTTTCATTATGGCATTTGTATTTTACCATATTTTAAGCCCACTGCACCACTGAAATCCATAAAGGGATAATGGACTTCGTATCAATACCCTACCAGCAACAGGAAATTTTGTCAAGCCAAAACAAAGAACCAGCCTTCACGGCTGGCTGAGATCTCCCACTTTAGTCTTTATTTATAAGACGCTAAAAACCAGAAAATATTACACCGATTTTGTCAATTTCTTTTTTATCCTTTTCCAAACCCCGTTCCCCTTACTTCTCGGTTTGGGGATGTAAAATTTAATCCTGCCAATTCTTCTCAATTTTTTTATCAACTCTTTTTCCTGCATAAAAGATATGGCAGGGCGGGTCGTCTCCAAAGGAGAAAGGAGTTAAAATTAGTCATTACGACTGCCAGGAGAGACTCCGCCCTTTTGCCTAACTAAAAGAACTCAAAATTATTTCTTCCCCTCGTTGCACTTTTTTAGGTAATCAAGCAATTCTTCACTAACCTGATTTTGCTTATCTGTAACAGCCGTTAAGCTTTCCATCGCTTTCTTTTGTTCATCCAAGTGGTTGTCTATCGTGTTCTTAAAACTTAATTCCTGCTTTTCCATAAAAGAAAGGAATTGAGTATCCTTTTTTGCCTGATTTTCATCTCTTCTGTCTTCTCTTCTTATAAAAAGATAGACTACAAAACCTAACATTGCTACCGCAAAAATTGCTACTCCGTATTCTGCGTAATCTAATGGGTTCATAGTTTTAAGGTTTAGTTATGCTTGACAGGACCTTTAGTTTATTTTATTTTAAAATTGGAATGAAAATTAAATTACTTATAATTTATATCTTAGGGGGAATCTTTATCTTCGGCTCTATTTATGGAGCTTTTGTTTATTTACCTTCTAAGTCAGGGACTCAGTTAGCGATGATAAGTGAACCGATTAGTCGGGCAGAATGTCCTCCTTGTGAGTGTCCTATTTGTTCTGAATGTAAGCCTGAAACGATTGTTAAGGAAGTCCCGGTAGAGAAAATCGTCATCAAGGAAGTCGTTAAAGAAGTGCCTGTCGAAAAAATAGTTGAAAAAGAAGTTATCAAAGAGGTTCCGGTGGAAAAAATAGTCTATCAAGACAGAATCGTTTATCAACAAGTAAGTTCTCCCTGCGACTGTAATTCGACATCTCTTACGGAACAATCGCCCGTTTCACTTACCCTTCAGGTCGTATCAGATAAAATTTTTTCATTCATCAATCCAAGTTCTAACAGCATAAAAATAAATTTTCTTAACTTTGTTACTCCTTTGGAAAGTGGTAGTATAGGTGTTGGCATTAAGTTCCCTAATTCGGCGGATTCTAGTTGGTCATATGGATTAGGTGGAAGCAATCTTGTAAATTACGCCGCTAAAGTTGTTTCTAAATATTGTGAACCGAATTATGATGGTATTCTGCCAGAGGGTTGTAGCAGAAAAGGGGTTAGTGCAACTATCAATACAATCAGACCCGGCGAATTGGTGGAAATAAGTGCTGGTCTCGGCCATCCGACTGGTGTCACCATTCCTCCAGGAAAGATTAGACTGAATTATATCGCAGGAAGCATCACTGATACTGTCACAAATGCAGATATTCTATTCAATAATATTGAATTTTAATTTATTATAAAAGAACGAATTAAAACGATTCTATCTCTACCTTGGTTTAAAATTTTTATTATTTTAGCTATTTTTATTTATCTTTTAATTCAGTTTAGATCCTCCAAATATTACTTTACTAACGATGGATCTATCTTTCTTAGATGCAACAGGACTACCGGATCTTGCGATAGAAGAAGTAGAAATAATCATTGGGAATTACTTATTAAATAAATGAACAAAATTCTTTCTATTATTGGTTGGACTTTTGTAAACATTCTGCACCACATCTGGAAAATTTTTGTTTTTCTTTATATTTTATTTGCACCAATTCTAATCTTTTTTGCGATTTTAGGAATTTTCGGAATTGGTAGTCCCTATTTTTTACCATATTGGAAGTATCAACTAGATAATGGACAACTGAATGATAGTTTAATCTGTTTAATTGTCGCGATTATACTTTCGTTAATCTGGTATTTTATCTATTTTATTGAACGCGAATCTGGTGATTTTTTCCTTGATCATTAACGGCTTTTCAAATAGTTCTCAAAAATATCTCTTGAGCTTTTAGAATAAGCATTGATTGCATCAATCATATTTTGTTGTCTTAATTTTTTGTATTGTTCCGATAATTTTCTTTTTTCTTCATCGGTTTTGGCCCTTTCTAACTGGACTTGATACCATTTCTTCGCTGAATCGGTGCTGTTTCCTAATCTGTTTGTCAACCTTTCTCCTAGATCTGAAGCTATGTCCCAAATCGGCACATTTTTGTATTCTGGAAGATATTCGGTATACATATCCCTCATTTTTTCGAGGGATTTTTTAAATTCTTCTGTCTTAATAAATTCCTCCGGAACTTTGCCACTTTTTACCCACTCGGTTTCTATCTGGTCCAAAATTTCCATTTCCCGGCCGTAGATTTCTTTTAATTTATCGATATCTTCCCATTCCACCTTCTTGCCTTCAAAGAAAATCTTATCGTCAGGAGTGATGTCATTCACTCCCAAAGCTCCTACACCAACCATTCTGTCTATAAAGTCCTTTTTGGTCAGATCAATCGGATTACCCAAGGTGTAATCTTTAATATAAGCATTGAGAACTGGGAAAGTAGTTTTTAAAAAATACAGCGATTTCTCATAGAGTTTCCTCTTTTCAGTCATCTTATCAACCGGCATCGAATAAATAGGCGCATTGTCATAAGGATCTCTTTGATTGATTAGGCCCTGAATGAAACGAACAAAGTAATTAGTCATATAGGCAATCCCTTTGGCTTCTTTAATGCCCCACTGTTTCAAAGTATCTTCAGCAGCTTTCTTTACATCCTTTTGGCCGATTACTACTAAGTTGGCCTGATTAACTGCGATTGAAAATATCTTAGTTCCTATCAAAGCATCCTGGGGTAGTTGCAAATTGAGAACCTTGATAGTTCCGTCTGGATTTTTGCCTAAAATGAAATGAGTCCTGTTCTGCATATAATCAGGAAGGTCTCCCTCCATCTCCCGGGTCTCCTTACTTCTGTCATTCCAAATGGCAGCCAAAACAGGAATAGCCAGAAAAGCAAGCAAAGCTCTACCCCAATGCCTTTTGGTGAAACTCCAGATCAAGCCCGAACCTTTCAAATACCAAGTTCCGAAAGGAAAGATAAATCCCTTGACCAACCTATTGAATGTTTTGGAAGTTGACTTGTAGTCAACCAAGATTTCCCTAGCCACCTTTCCTAATGCTTCTCTTTCTGGCAACCCTTTCAGATTCATATAAGAATAGTATTCCATCAGTTTTGGGCCGTTTCCTTTTTTGATTTCTTTTAACAAATAGGAGGCATTGGCTGTTCTTAAAATCGATTCTCTAAATTGAGAAAGACTTTGGCTTTTTTGCAGGATATAAAGAAGAGGGTTGCTGGCTTTTCTTATTTTGGGAAGTTCTGCTTCGATATAGGATCCTTCGACAATGTCGTTGTCTTTTATAAACTTATCTAGTTCTTTAAGATATTCTGATGGTTTTTTGCTAGTCAAATAAGAAAGTGCCGTTGGAGTTTCTTTTAATACTTTATGAGGATCTGAAGACTGAGAAAGCGCCATCCAAGTATCCCCCACCATATTGTTGATGTTGAAAGACGGGTAGTGAGATAAAATGGCCATTGTCTTCCAGTAACTGATGGTTTTATTCAAGTAATAAATGGGCGCGGATCCCCTCTCGGAAAATTCCCTGAAAGTATTGTAAATTTCTTCAGGAACTAAATAAGTTTTCCTGTATCTTCCCAAAGCCATCACCCCTTCTTCAGTTGGAAAGATAACTCTACCAAAAGGAGCAGAAGGATTGAATCCCCGGTATCTCTTTCCGCCTACTTCGTAAATTCTCCCTGGCCTTATATCTTTAGTCCGGCCAGTTTCCTTATTCACTCCGGCAATCTCTGCCAGCTTTTCTTTGTTCAAGCCAGACTTAATGTCATATTTTCCTGCCTGTTTAATAATGAAATCCTCAATCATATTGTCGTGATCTACTTCCAAGAACTGACCTAAAATAGTGTCAACATCAACCCGGTATTCTTTAGTTGTTCTGCCAGCTTTTTTTAAATATCCTCTGAATGGTTGCCTCAATCTTGTTGGTATGCCCTTGTTGAAAATCCAATCTGGAGTGTAATCCACGACATAGTGGCGCATATAATCATCCAGCAATTCATCTGAATCGAGCTTTCCCCTTTCTATTAAGTCTTGCGAGTATTTTTTTACCAACATCCTATATCTTTCCGCTGCCTCTTTGGCTTCTGGCGAAGCAGATTCTTCTGCTTTGGTTAAAGCTTTCTGGGCTTCCTCTAAAGTGATGTTTGGATTTCCTTTGTCAGCTTTTATTCTAGCCACCTGGTCTCTTAATCTGATGAGTTCTATTGAAGTAGCAATATCTTTTTCCTCCACTCCTCCCCATAAAATTATCTGATTTTTGTTTCTGGTCTCATAAACCTTATTTAAACCTCCTATCACCTCAGTCCTAATAGCGTTCTTTAATTCAGGAGGTGCGTTTTTGTGAAAATACAAAGGCGAGATAATCTCGTTGATTCTCTTTTTAAAATTATTGAAATGAGTTTTTAACTGAGATAAATGTTCAACAGTAACCGGCTTTTTAAACGATCCTTCATTGGTAATTTTAATAGATAAACCTAAAGCCGGTGTTCCTCTAAGTTTTTCTTCTTTGGTTTTGTTTTCTTGATAGACTTTTTCCAAACCTTCCTCTGTTACCGTGTAAGGCATTGGTTCTTTGCCTACAATATCTAAAATCTTATCCAAACTTAAATTATAAGTCTTAGTCAATTCCTCAGGAGTCTGCTTTCCGGATCTGTAAAGTTCCTTGATTTCTTCTTCGTTTGGTTTACCTTCTTTTACTATTTTCCTCCACTTAGTGAGAAATTCTTCTTCTATTTTGCTTTGTCGAGAAACAATTTCATTTATTTTCTTATTCAGATTAGTTCTCTCAGCTGCCGGACTTATTTTTGCTTTTTTTGTTAATTCTTGTAATTCATTTTCTAGGTTGCCATATTCTTCAGCATAATTATCTTCCCAATCGGCATCAACTTTCTGTTGAACTTCTTTAGGAACTTCTAGGATTTCCTCCCCTACTGTTTCTTTAATGATTTCTCCTTCTGTTGGAGGCCTTTCTCCTCCTTTAAGGCCCCTACTAATGCCTTTTGTAATTTCTCCTTTGGATGCTTTTTCATAGTTTTCTAAAATACGAGTTCTTGTCTCGCTGGTATCAATACCAAGCCGAGAATCCAACTCGTCTAAAATTATGTTATAAAGATTCCTCTGGGCTGACCTGTTCCCAGCAGGATATTTAATATTGTTAAGATCAGACAATCCAGTCATAACCTTCTCAAGCAATTTTTTATCCCTTAAATCCGCAGGAATCCAATCTGGAAAAGATGATTCCTTGCCTAGCCAACTCACTAATGCTCCGGATTCATCTCTGATTGGAATTGCCTCTCCGGCTTCTGCTATTTCTAGCTCTGACCAAATCTTTCCTAGTTCCTCATTGACTTTTTCAGCTTTCGGTTTATAACTTTCTACCAATTCTTTTTCTCCTTTTGAGATCTCCCCTATTATTCTACCTTTTTCCTCTGGAATTGTCTCTAAGGGGGCTTTTTGAGTGATTGGTGCGATTTCTGGGGCAGGTTTAGGAATTTCTTTGATTACCGGTGGAACTACTGGCGCTACCGGGCCTGCCGGAGTAATAGTTACGCCTGACGGAGTAATTTCCCCAGTTGGCGGAACTCCAGTAGGAGGAACAATAACAGGTCCGCCGGGAATGGTTCCTCCTGCGGGAGTTCCTGCTGTTGGTGGTGGAACTGTAGTAATTGCTGTTCCTTTTGGCATATCTATTTTTATACCTTCTGGGGGAACTGATTTTAAACCCAATGCAGTTTTTATTTTTTCAAAAAGTGAGGGTTCAAAATGAAAGGATTCAATATCGCTAATCTTAATAACTGGAAGAGCTTTTTTCATATCTTCCAAAGAAAGACCAGTTTGTGCAGATTTGTATGCTTCTTCAAAAGTTGATTTTGGAATTTCCCAAATTTCTCCGCTAGTTACTCTGATAAACTTATTTGGGTCATCTGTTGCAAACCAAAGAATTTTCTTTGTTCCAACTGTTTCTGAGAATGCCTTCATTTCAGGACTTTCTAATGTTGTGCGAGCATCTTTTCCAAGTCTAATTTCTCTCGCTTGATCTAATTTATAAAAGAGCGGTCTGAAGAATGTAAATATGGGATAGGCAAAGAATTGAAACTTAGCAAATGCGTTTCCATACGCCTCCGAATTTCTCATCATTTCTTCTTTATTTTTACTATCTTCTAAGGCTCCAATTAAACGTCCCCAACCATAAGATTTTGCAACTGAAAGTGGCCAACCTATCTTCCAGGGACGTTTGGCCATTTGTAATGATACATAATCTAATGCTTTTTTTATTGCCGGAACTTTATTACCAGCCGCAACAAGTGCTTCGCTAACCACCTTATCAAATAAATACATTTCTCCAAGTCTTTCAATCCCATAACCAACTTGTTGTAATCCTCCTGTTGCTATAAGTTTGGATGAAATCTTTTCTTTAGCTGCTTCAATTTCAACATCTGTCATTACTCCTTGTCTACCAAAAAGGTGTGGGATATGTAGGGCAAGTGCTCCAAGTTGTTCCATTCTTTTAACTGCAGCTTTTCCCAGTCCGGTTGCAATTTCATCCATACCCGCTACATAATTTTCAATAGGATGATTCCAAAACTCTTTTAATGTTTCCTTCGAAAATAATCCTATCGGTTTCTGTTTCGGTATTGAAGGTTTTAAATTAGACGCTAAGGCTGTCCGGGCCTCCTCAATACTCATATACTTTGGAGGTTCTGGTTTTGGTTTTTCTTCTGGCACAGACAATGCTTTCAAATTCGAAAATATCTCCGTTCCCTTGGCCACTGGAGTTTTAGTTTTGACTGCCTCAGATAAAGATTTTAAATTTTCTAACATATTATTGTGGCACTATTTTAAATCCTCCTCCACTCTTCAGAAAGTCTGCTTCTTTTATTCCGTAAGCATCTATCCCTCTCGGTTCTTTGGGATTGATATACATATAAAATTGCTTAATAAATGCATCGGGAGCCAATTTATCGTCAGCCCAAGCCTGCTTGGCTTTTTTCCAATCCTCAGGAGAAACAAAACCATCAGGCCCTTTTACACCCTTAAAATAATCAACAACTATTCCTATGCCTAAATCTGTTTTTTCACTTTCGGTCAAATCTTTTGGCGCTCCCGTAACTCCGGTCTTCACAACCTTTCCACTTTTATAAATCCAAGCCCACTCACCAGTATCTAATTGCTTTAATTCTGCAGCTCCTTCTTTTTCCGGCATAGCTTTAACATACTCGGGGAAATACCTGAGCAATTCTTTTTCTTCTGCCGTCGTAGTCAACGTCTTTTGAGCCTCGATATCGGCTTCGGCTCTTTTGATATAGTAACTCAATTCTTCTTTCGTTCTTGCCTGTCCTTTTTCAAGTTCGCTCAAAGCTCTGGTCGCTACACTTTCCGCCCTTTGCTGGCCTCTGTCGTATTCGTTTGACAAAGTAGTGTAGGAATTTTGTAATCTTGAGGCTTTGGCTTCATACATATCATAAACTTTTTTGATCTTTCCCAACCTTGAAGCTTCGTGCAGCCAGGGATTTAGGTTGATTTCTCCGACCGCCGTATTATAATCGTCAGTTGCTTTATCCAAGTCTGCTTTAATTACATCCATCTTTGTCTTAATGTCGGCCAATCCGGCATCCGTATATGCTCTTTTATAAATGGTCTCGAAGTCTTCAGTCGGAGTGGCGAATGCTTTTGTTTCAAGGTCTGTTATCCCGTATTTTGTAAAGACTTCGTTTCTTATTTCCTCGTCTGTTTTGGCTGGTGCTGACAAAGAAGCTATATATGTTTGAATATCTGCATAAGAAACACCAGCCGCAGCCGCTTTTTTGACAAAATCATTTATCGCATTTTGCTTTTCCAATTCAGTTGTGGCGGCTTTAATTTTCGCCTGAACATCCGTTATTTGAGTTTGTATATCAACCGCAGTTGTCCCTGGCGGAACCGTTACTGGAGGAGGAGTAACTGGCGGTGGCGTTACCGGAGGCGGTGTTACCGGTGGAACTGTCGTCACTGGCACATATCCTTCTTTCCAAAGCCCTGAATACCCTGTATTTGGTTGTCCGGGCAACATCCAAGCTCCCTGTTGTCCTTGGTATTGATTTACAGGCGGGGTAGCAACTGGAGTTAATAAAAGTTTACTTAATAGAGCAGTATTTTGTTCTGCTGTTCCAGCATAAACAGAAGCAGATCCTAACCCTTGCTGCTCATAAATCTTTGCTCTCTCTAAAACTGAAGGTAATGCTTGTCCTTTTTGTGTATAATATTCAGATAATGTTATTGGCTGTGGCATATTTTAATAGTGGAAACGTCCGACATCGTTCGGGTCGGTTTTTTCTCTCGTTCCCCTTATAATGTTAATTTTTTTAAATCGCGGTGTGTTTTTTAAAACTTCTCTCGGCTTTGCTTCCGATATTCTGTCCCAAATCGCATTTAGTATTTCCATAGCACCGGCTTCTTCTTGTCTGGCCTTCGTTGGATTTTTGAAAGTCTCGGAATTCAAAGCGATCGACTGGGCAAATTTTATTATTGCCTCATCTCCGCTCGGTTCCGCTGCGGCAAAAGGAGTTTCATTGGATCCAGAATATAATACGTAATCTTCGCCAGAAACCATTATATCGGTATCAAGTGTTAAATCAGAGGTGCTATTATAGGCAGTTACGGTAGCATAAGTATTATCTATTTTATTCCAAACCGTTTTCCCTACGTCTCCGGCTACAAATTGGCTCTTCGTCGCATCTACTAAGTGGCTAGCGGTAGTGGCAGACGCCACTCCTGATTTTCCAGTATCAAGATCTGCTATTCCTTTCTGCCCATATATAATAACCGCCTCTCCAACCGAACAGGCATTGCCGTTGATATAAATATCTCTATCAAATTCAGCCCAAACCTTGTCATCGCCGTCAGAATAATCCTCAAAGTATTTCAAATAATCTTCGTATCTCACTTTTTCGTATCTTTCTCCGGCAACCGTCACCAAGAAAGCGCTCTTTGTTTTCATCAAAGTAGGATAAGGATATTTCCCGGTAGCATCGATTAAATCACTCCCTGCATACTCAAGAAACGGCCATTTCCTATAAGATAAAGCCCGATCTTTCGCCATATTAAGCCAGCGCTTGATTTTGGTGCTGTCGAATAAGCCGTTGTTGTCGATGTCGGCAAAAGCCACGCCAAGCCTGCCGCATAATTCTTCTTGTAAAAGTGTGAATGTCATTTTATTTTTTCTAACTCACTCGCAAGTTTCTCTAATTCTGGGATGTCATTTCCCAATTGCTCAAACTCATTCTTCTTGTGAACTAGAGTCTCTTTGAGCACGTTTAAATTTACGACCTTTTTCTCATTTGGATTATTTGGATTGGTTATCTCGAATTCTCCTGATTGCAATTTTTTGATTGTGTTTGCCATAAGTTTATTTTATTTAATCTGTATTAACTGTTCCGCCAAGTGTTCTACCTTGCTTGGCATAAATTCTAAAATTTCTAACATAACAAGTCGGGCCCGCTGCTAAGATTTTATGATAAAGTTCGCATCTATCTCCTGGTAACCATCCTGAAATATCTTCCGAATAAGTTCCATAGGTTGATGAATTTCTCTGTTGTTCTGTTCCGATTGCCACAGTATTTTTATAAATCCTTCCTTTAACATCGGCCCCTGCTCCATCACTTGAAGACCTCATATCAAATTTTATTCTTAAAGTCCCAGGAAATTGAACTGTTATTCTTTTAACTAAAACATAAGTAGTAGAAGTGGTAGTCCTTTCTGTATCAGCACTGAATAATAAATCATCGCTTGCCACTACATCTGCCCTACTATCTGGTTTCATAAGTAATTGAGTTGTTGAAATGGCAATTCCTACTTTGAACTTATAAGTCCCTGGAACAGTGTCTATTGCCCCAGGAGTTCCTGATAAATAATATTCTGCCCCAAAAGTTAGTCCCGTAAATCCGCCAACTATTCCTCCTGTTTGGACTAAAACATTTTCTCCTACACTTTTTGCTTCTTTACAAAATCCTACAAATCTATAAATCCTCTCGTCATCAAAATCGGCATCTGTAAAAACAACTGTGCCTGTATCACCAAATGCATAACAAGCGGTTCCTACGGCACAGGGTGTAGCATTATTCCAAATAAAGGTGTGGAAAGTCGCTTCCACCTGCGTTGCAGAAAGACTGATATTTCCCAATTGACTCTGCATTTGAAAATTAACGCCGTCATAAATTACCGTTACTCTTTGTCCTGCCTTAATATCTCCATCCGCCAAATCTACATCTTTATGTTTTTTGATGGTCTTTGCTCCCAATCCATTAACATTTAATGTGGCTGCTCCGGTGTTGATGGTATTCGCTTTGAAATGAACAACCATTCCTGTTGTGTAGGCCGTGATTGCCGGACTTAAAGTGACAACATAAGTATCAATCGCTCCTGAATCTTCGGCATAAACCAACTCGCCTTTTTGAACTAAGTCTTTCGTCGGCATTTCCCCTCTTCTTAATTGCTCCAAATTGGAAATATATTCATCAATTTTTGCTTGGGAAAATAAACTTGAAATTTCTTCTCCTTCTTCTTTTATTTCAACTATCTTAATTTTTCCTTCTTTAACTAATTTTTCGAATTCTGCTTTTTCCATTATGGTATGCCGAGATCGTTATAAATAAAACTTAAACTTGTAATTTCTGGCTTTAGTATGCCGGCCCCGGGGGCGCATTCTAATACCGCCTTTACTAAAAACTTTTTGCCGATTGGGTTGTGGCCGATGTCGAAATAATAATCCGTCCATTTATAGGTATTCAAGGTCTGGGTAGCTATTTTCCTGAAAGGACAAATTTCTAAATAAACTCCGCTTTCCGTCATAGCCGCCAAGTCGCTGTCTAATGTCCAGACTTCGCTGGCTGTCCCCTTGCCGGTAAAAGCAGTAATGTGTTTGATTGAACTGGCATTGATGCCATCTAAAATTGTCACCTCATCCCCGATTTCTACCTGATAGGATAAAGCGCTTCTACTCGAACCGTTAATTTTCAATTTATTCAAAGAGGTGGAAACAGCATTTGTTGTTGCATAGTTGAATAATCTTCTATTAAACTCATAAACTTTGAGGGTCAATTTGTAATTCGGGTCAGGAGTAGCAAATGCGTATTGCGGAGAATAATTGGGATTGAGACTAATAATAACTGCTTCTCCGACTTTTTTCGTATCTCCTTGGCCAAAAACAGGAGAGATAAAAACATAAGAACCTGCGCCATCGAATGTTTGATAAAGCCGACCGATATAATACTTTGCCGGCTTGGCCGTGGCATAGCCAATGTAGATATTTCCCAAGGTAGAATTAAAGATTCCGCCAATCGTCACTCCTATTAAGCAACCATTATAGACCGGACAAAATTCCCAGAGCAAGGTTAAAAGATTTAAAATCCAAAGGCCCTTTTTTTTCCTCCCGAGTCCTATAAGATCAGCGCTTAACAGCAGATAGTTGTCTTTTACCGAAATACCAGAAGGATAAATTGCATTGTAGGAAAAATCGTTCAAAAGTATGTCTGGCAATGGAGCCAGCTCCTTGTAGGAATAACCATTAGTAACGATAGTTTTATTACCGGCAACCACAATCCACAAATCACCCCAACGGGTAATAGCGGAAATATTGTCATCCAGCCAGATCCAAGGGGTTATTGCGCTGGTAGCCAAACAATCCCAAAGAACCAATGCTCCTTTGGTTTCAAAATTAGCCCCGATTAGAACTCCAGTCCTGTTGGATCTAATGGCCTGAATTAAAAACTGATCAGGTAAAGTAAAAGCAGTAGCATTAAAACTGTCATCAACAGTATTTAAAAGAGCTATGTCGTTTCCGTTACCCATCACTACCCAATCTTCATATAAATCGCTTGGCCTGAAATCGCTATCGTTAGGCAATGAACTTGCCCCGAAATCCTTCCAGGTATCATACCAAGTTGCACCATTAAACATTCCCAAATATCTGGTCTGGAGATAAAGCAATCTTCCTTTTTGGTCGGTGATTAAACCATTCCCATAACTGGTGACAGTAGTGGTATTCTGCAAAGTCCAACTATCGCTGCTGATAATTGCCCTGAATATCTTTCCATTCGAACCGGCAGTCGTTCTATTAACAACGTAACCATAAGTGTCTATTCCGATTTTAATTTGAGCAAAAAATCCAGGCGTCAAAAGAGTGGCCAGAGAAGCACTATCAATCCCGGCTCTAATCTCCCAGTTGGGGGCTATCCCGTCTTTCGTTTTGTTAAATCTTTGGGAAAAGAAATATTCGCCTTTTTTCGTGCCGTTTCCAAATCCCAGAAAATTTTTAGTCGTTTCTATCTTAATCATAAATTCGATTCAACTTTTAAATTTAATTTGTAAATTTTGCTGTGTTCTCTCCTGTCCGCACATAAATAAAGATTCTCAGGTCTATCATCATCTTTAATTCCGTTAATGTGATGGATAAGATTCGGTAAACTAATCAATCTTCCTAATGTTTTTTCTGCTACTAAAATCGCTCTTCTTACATAATTGCCCATTCTTGCTCTACGATGTTTTGGCCGATAAAGATAACAATATCCTCTTTCATAAACAATTCCGTTTTTCCAATTCCAATGTTTTTTTCCAATTTGTAATTGATGACCTTTCTTAAATTCTGTTTCGGGAGATGAATGTTTTCCCTTTTTAAATGGTCTTCCTGCCAATACAATCTTTTGCTTCATTGCGATTGCCCTACATTCATTGGAACAGAATTTAATCTTATGCCCAGTTTTTATTTGATAAGGACAAGTCTTAAATTCTTTCCCACAAATTAAACATTTTCTTGTCATATTTAATTATTCTTGTGTTATTCGGTTGTTCTGGCCCGCTCAAATCTCTCGAACAACAATGAGTTTGAACGGGCCCGACTAATCACAAGGAAATTAGACTTCTAAACTTCGATCTTTAGGCTTAAACTTTCACCCAAGCGTATGCGAGAGCTTTTCTGCGTTCGTCTAATATCTTTGCGCCATAGACGATCAGTCCTTTGTAGGCTTGGCCGAAGTTTCCAATCAGAGGTTCAATCCCAGTTTCCTTATACTCCATATAGAAAGTGATCGCTGAAACGTGTCCTGCCAAAATGTAGTAACCAGTAGTGTTGTTTCCGGCAACTTGCTGGTTTTGATAAACAGTAAGGCCAGAAATCTCTCCAATTAGTCCTTTCTTTCTTACATCTTGGTAAGCAGTTTCAACTGCCGGAGTGAATTCTGTGGATAGTTTGATTAAGTGGGCAATTTTAGCGTTGACCACTATCCATCTATCTGTCTTGGGAACTTGGGCTTCATCTAACTTCTCAGCCAATTTGTCGACATAACCGACAATGGTGCTGGAAGTAACAGTCAAAACAGTCGCGGCCTCAATGATATAGGCCGCACCAGCGCCAATCGCGCCTCCATCATAAATGACAGAATCATCATCAGAGTCATTTGAGATGACGATAGCAGTAGCACTAGTATAAGCTGTAATTCTATACCACTTTGTATGCCCATTTGCTTTGAATCCCAATCCAACCATAGCAGAAGTAAAGGTAGTTCCAGATCCAGTAACAGCACCGGTAGTAACGGTAACCGTTACGGTCCCAGTAACGTAATCAGTCCCAACCCTGTTTCCAGAACCGATATCAGCATACAATCCAAGAGTGAAAGTATCTACTTGTGCTTGTAATTGCTTTGTCGCCCTGTCGATATAGCCCTGTCCAGGATTTTTGATATAATCTTCAAACTGACTTAAAGATTTAATCCTAAAGTAGTAAGCTTTTTGCTGGTCGGGATCCAATTCTCCTTCACTTTCAGTCGGGTCTTCAACGGTCAGATTGGCACCAGTATAATCACTGATTGTTACATCGCCAAGGGTTTTGACCTTAATAACGCTGGCCCCTCCTTCACTCAAGAGTTTTTCATAATCAGAATTGGTAATTTTGTCTTGAACAGTAGTTTCGTAATATTTCTCTAAAAGTGCAACAGCATAACGCTCTCCCAAATTAGTTCCGTAAGTGTCCATAAGTAAAAACAATCTAAATTAGATCTCCTTCTGCGACCAAAATGGCGATGATTTGATTTTAACCCACGATTTTGAGTTTCTTTGACTTTGCTAGTTCAGCGTATTCTTTAGGATGTGCTGTCCTCATTTCGCCAACCTGTTCGGCTGTCATCTCTATAAATCCGGAGGGAGGAGTTATTTCCTTTCCTATGCCCGGTTCTTCGAGTCCCGGTCTCACTTCTGGAGGTTCTGGCGTAATTTCCTCCTTCTCTTCATAGAGAAATGATTTTGCCAGGTTTAATATGCTTTTTTGCCCGGCATTTTCTGGAGAACAAGCATAATCCCTAAATGCGTCGTAGCCACCTTTCGCTTCAATCTTTTTCCTAAGTCCTTCGGGGATAGAGGCATAATCCTGCCTCATTTTTTCTTTAGCCTCGAGAACGGCCATTCTTCGCTTCATAGCCATTTTCTCCCTAAAGTCTTTCTTCTCCTCGTCAGACATAGTCTCGTAATCGGGATTCATTTGCTTCAAATCATCTTCAGAAAGAGTTGCGCTGGATTGCTCCAACTTCTCTTTTAGGGTTGCATTTTCCTTTGCAAGCCTGATGGCTTCTGTCGCAGATTCAGAGAATTTAGTAAAACCAGTTTCCTTTTTGATTTTTCTAAATGCTTCTAATTCTGCCTGCTCTTCTGGCGAAAGAGCAACGCCAGCCGGAGGGGTTACCGATTTTCCTTTCGTCCCCGCTCCAGCAGGAGTTTCCTTTAGGGGTTCCTTTGGTGTTTGGGGTTTGACTACCATTTTTTTATGCCGTCTTATTTCTTAATGATGGGCTTTCGAATGGCACACCATTTCAAATAAGGTTTGGCGGTTAAATTGTTAATGATGTATAATTATTTTGGCGACCAAAAAGCGGATTCTTTGCTAGTTTCTGCTCGGCGGTCGCTTTTTAATGCACCGACTTTCAATCTTCGGCATCAGTATTTACTTTTTTTTTCTTTTTTAATGGTGTTTCAGTTTTTCCTTCTTCAATTTCTTCTAGTCCGAATCTTTTAATCTGTTCTTCAGTCAGATAATCTCGCCTGGCTCTTAAAATATCCCTTTCGCCTTCTGTAACAGCATCCGGCAACTTGTCGAGGATCTTCTGTAATTCGTTTCCGCCGACAAATCCGAATTTCTCTGTAACTGGTTTTGGTTCTTTTGGTAATGCCATAAAATTATAATGGTTAATTGGTTAATGAATCGACCTTTTAGACCCAACCTATAGTTTTTTTTACTTGGGCTGAATATTTTTTCTTTTTCGCTGTTTTTTTTAATTTCGGTCTTATTCTGGTTTGTCCTTTCCAAGTTCGTTCTGCAACCCCTCTCTTTTCGGCTGTTCTTCCTTCTGACATCGCAATCGCTTGGGCCTGATTTACATCTGTAACGATACTACCGTCTTTACTTCTCAATTTGTGGGCATAAAATAACTTCATTACTTTGGCGGCCTGCTTTGCTCCTATTCCACCCTTTTTAAGTTTAGGAAGAACCGTTTCTCCTTTGTGAAGTTTGTATGTTCCTGTTTTCTTTACTTTGCCACCTTTCTTGAAGCTTTTTTTGTGAGATTCCATTTGGCTTACTCTTAACTCACAGGCCGCTTTCGATGTGTATATTTTAGGATAAAGACCACCTTTTGATCTGCGGATTCTATATCCTCCTTTTACTGATATACAAGGCATAAGTTTATTTAATCTTATGTAATTTTTTTAAATATGCTTCAAGCATTGCCGCGGCCTTTTGAGGTGATTCCAACAATGCCAATATCACTTCGCAATCTGTTATCCTCGCTTTAAGAAACATATCTTCTTCACTATTTAATTTGACTTGGGGACGGACTAATTCTTTGATCAATGCCTCTCTCTCCCCAGCCAAAAAGGGTTTAAGCTTCTCTATCGTCACCGGGCCGGCATTTAATATCACTTCCCAGCGATCATAGGTTGTTTTTGCCACCGAGCTCAAGTCTTCGTATTTCTTACCAAGTTTATTTAAAACTGCTGTTAAAATGTTTCTTATGTTTGCCATCTTATTATTAAGACTTTTTAATAAATTTTGAAAAGTATCTTGAACGAAATTCTGAAATATACTTTGAATGAAATGTGTTTCTAATTGCTCCAGTAATTTTTGATGCTATCAAACTTACTACTGAAATTTCCGACACTACCAAGGCAACATAATGGATTATCCCTCCCACTAATTGTGCTATTAAACTTGCCACTCCGGTTGCTGCCGCTGAGAGTATCCTGTAAAAAGTCTTTGCCAGAGATATAACCGGCACTCCAATCTCTGTCACTATCAGATTTTTAAAATAACTGGCGACCTTCGACAAAGAAACAATGCTGCTTTCCACCACCGCCAAACTCCTGAAACGGCTCGCTATCTTCCCCAGACTCGGCACGCTTATTTCCGTCGCGGCCAGACTCTTAAAGAAAGAACTGATCCTCGACAATCCGGCCACGCTCACCTCGACTACTGCCAATGATTTCGCCCACGTAAGTATTTTAGAGATCGCCGCCACCGAACTCTCGACCACGCTCATCGCCACCAGTTTTAATTTCGCCGACACCAGCGAAACAACTGAACTTTCAACTACCGATAAAGCCCTGAACATTCCTTTTACTAAACCAGCAATCGAACTCTCTATCACTGAAAGCACCCGATAAAACGTCTTGGCTAAAGACATCGTGATCGCTGATACTTCTGTGACCAGCAATGCCTTTAGATAAGTCATTATCTTCGAGATGGTCGCCACCGCCGTCTCAGTTGCCGCCAATGTTTGAGCATAGGCATTCCCAACTAAGAAAGATTTACGGTTGATAATAGTATGCGATGGAAATGATCTGCCTATTCTTGCCATGTTAGTAGGTATTAGCTCTATTTACTGCTTGCATTACTCGAAGGACTTTATTGGGAATTCCCCCTCCCCCCGCAGGTGTATAGGTGGCGTAGATGGAGTATTTATTATCCTCGTGGGTAGCATCGGTTGGATTAGAGGGAGAAGCATAACTATTACTCCAATCATAATGTCCCTGGTTCGTAGTTCCTGCATCATAATAAATATAGAGACCTTGACTGACTGAAAGACCTACTACCAACATCAACACGTAATCAACAGCCGAAATAGTAGGATTAGTTCCAAAAGTAGCTGTTTTCCAGTCTGCAGCACCTCCAAAATTTACACCATTAGTAATCCCATTGGAAATAATATTCAAATTACTATGCAAAACTACCAAACCCTTCGCATAAGAATTGGTATTACTATACCCTTGGGTATAAGCACCAATCACTGTCGCTGTCCCCGCTGCTCCCGTAAAAACAGAACCATAAGTTTCATCATCATAAGCAAGGGTGGAGGAGTTTCCTTGTGTGTGGTATCCAAATTCATCATTACTCTTAATCGGATAAACTGCTTTGTCTAAAAACTCCTGCGGGATTTCTACCGAGTAAATTCCATTTTCAATGTGCAGTATTCCCCAAGTTTCTTTTCCTTCTGCATCTATGATATGCGGTCGGTAAATATGAAACGCCTTGCCTGTTTTGTATTCCTTACCGCTAATATCATTCATTCCGCCTTTGGTAGAGTGATAGACGGCATAAGAGCCTACTACATTTTCAGGACGTTCCACTAAAACATTTCCCTCTAAATCTTTGACTTGGGTTTCAGAAACTACGATTTCTTTTTGAAATTGTTCTGAATAGCCGTTTTTAAATTCTTCTGTTAATGGCGGTTGTCTGAAAAAATCTAAGCCTTTGCTTTGTAAAGAAAATTCAACTTTGTTGGTTAGTGGTTTTGATTTCAGATACCATATCATTTTGTGCCCACCTTCTCCTTCAGCATAATCAAAGAACTCTATTTTTATATTATCTTTGTCCCAGATTATTTTATCTTTATCGGTTGTAATTGTGGCTTTTTCATATTCGGTGTCTTTAAAACGAACTGATAAATTAACTTCATTATCTTCCGCAGAATTTCCCCAGCGTCCGATTTTCAACTGCGGGTAAAATTCGGCTTGCTTTACATCTCCGACCTCGGAAACAATTATATCTTTGGGATTTTCTGTTTTGGCTAATCTAAAAGCATTACTGACTATCGAGTATTTATCAGATACTTCTTTTGATAATTTTGAACTATCTATTTGTGGCATTTTACGCTTGTTCTCCTTATTCCTCCCAAATTATGTAGCACAACGCGTTGACAGTAGCGGGAGCCGTAACCCTGACACGCAAGAATTTACTCACCGGCACTTCGGGCTCCCTTCCCAAAGGAAATTGTTTGACATACTGATTCGTGGGAGCGACGAGTTGACCGTCCAAGACACGAGTAACCGTGATAGTTCCTTCTCCCGTCGGACTGAAACAAGTCAAAGCCGCACCGCCGACGCACAAAGATGCCGCCCCAAGTGGTTCATTGTGCTGAGTTGGAGTTAATGAAGTCCCACCTGTAGCCGCTACATCCGTTTGTATAAGTTCAACTAATACAGGGACTGCGGCCGCAGAAGCATCGAAGCAAATTCCCCATTCTATAACTCTAATAGCTGTGGTAGCCGGTGTGGCAACTTGCACTAAAGTTTTTATTGTGGCGCCAGTAGCAACTTTTACTATTCCCGCAGTAGTCGGCATCACGGCGTTAAATGCTATGTAAGTTTGAGCTGACATGTTTTTTTATTTATTATGTTATCTCTAAATCGATTGTGAACTCGATCTTGTCCCCGACAGCCAAGACTATTCCGGTGAAGTCCCCGTGGACTATCAAAGTCCCGGAAGACACGGCCGTGAAGTTGCCGGCGTTGGTGATGGTTTTTCCAGCCCCGGCGCAAGTCAAAGTTCCGACCCACCTTATCTTGTCAGCCAAAGGCTGAGTCCTTGTCGCAGTTACCCTCGTTTCCGATGCTTCGGTAAACAAAGCGGTGTCGCCCTTAGCCGCAGTCCCGGCCCCGGTTCCCCACCCGACATAATCACCGGTGGTCTGAACCGTCTCGTCCAACTTGTCGACAATCCACTCCTCGCCAACTTGAACCAAAACCGTGGCATATCCTTTTATTGCTCTAAACAAGTTAAGGGACTGAATTCTCAATTCTCTTAAAAATTGCCTGATCTGCCATAGCAATCCCGGCGTCTCCCATCTTTGCTTGTCTGCTCTCCAAATCCGAAAACTCATCTTGCTTTTACCGTCAGAACCAAATGAAATTGTTGTTTTCTTTTCCATGGTTATTCTTTAATTAGCGATGAAGCAGGAACTGTTTTAATTTCTCCCGTCTCCATCACGCAATTATAGTTATCTTCCCCTTCTTCAGAGATGATTATATTTAAAACCTTTAAGATTCCCAACTCTTTCAATTTTTCTTCGGGAACCTCGACTATGTTTTTATTTTCGTTTGAATTTATTTTTGCCATAAATCTTAGAAACTTTTTATCTAATTCGACCTTTTAAATTTCTTTATAAGATAAGTTAATTACTTTTCCTGCAGAGCTGCAATAAACATATACTTGTTGATTCGCTCCCAAATCTATAATAGTTTTTTCTCCTGAAGCGATTTTCATTCCTGCTGTTACACCTGTAGTAAATCGGAAATAAATATCAGTATCTGAGGCATTATAAATTATCAGAGTATAAAAATTAGCAGGTGGACTCGCAGGAATCGCATAGGCAGTATTTGCGGATGTAATAGTAAAAGTCGTATCCACTCCACTGCCAGTTAAACCTTTAATAGCATTCTTGACCTCTATTAAAGTCCCTTCTGTTGAAGGACTTTTGGGAATGAAATCTGGGTCATTTACCCTAGCATCTATTTTTGAGGCAACTTTTGTCATATTAGTCTAAATCAATTTTAATGCCTGCCCTTTGATATAATTCCTTTAACTTTTCTTTCATTTCGTTCAGGCGAGTCTCACGACGGGTAATATTTAAAATTCTACTCTCATTATCCTTTAAAGTTTTTTCTGATTCAGCTATTTTTTCTTTAAGTGGAATCAATGTCTTTTCAAGGTTTTCAGGTTCTTTTTTAAGATTTTCTATTTTCTGTTTAATTGCTAAAAGCGTCTGTTTTGCTGTCTTTTTTAATTCTTTCAATTCCTCGAGTTCTTTTTTAAGTGGTTCTAAGTCGGCAATTTCCGTCTTGGCTGTTTCTAACTCTAATTTCTTTTCCTCGATTTGTTTGTTTAAGAGTTCCGAATCCTTTCTATACCCATTGAAAACATCCATAGAAATCCCAATATCTTCATCCAACTTCTTTTTTTCTTCTGTTAAAGTTTTGATATTTCCCCCTAAGGCCTCAATCTCTTCAGTCAATTGTTTTATTTCTCCGACCCTGTCTTGAACCTTTTTCTCTATTTCTGTTTCGGCATTATAAATCATTTCGTCTGCTTTTTTCTTGACTTCAACAAGCCCTTCCGTCAGTTCTTTTAATTTTTTGCGCTTATTTGAAATCGTGTTCTCGTAAATTTGGGAACTTCTCTCCATCTCCCCAATAAGTTTATTTAATTCCTCAATCTTAATCTTCCCAGCGACTAAAACTTCCCGTTGTTCTTTAACAATTGATTCGAATTCCTTAATCTCCTTCAAAAGCGATTCCCGATTCTTTTTGTCTATATTTATAGAATCAGAAATCTCTTTCCTCTCTTTTTTTACCTCAACATTAGTTGGTTTTTCCTCAAAATTTCTTCGAGACATATTTATGCGTATGATTTACTTGTAACTCCCAACATTCCGGCCGTCCAAGCAGTTATGACTACGGTAATCCATTCCAAAGTGCTGATATTTACTTCCACTAATCTGTGGTCAGCCGTTCCTGTGCAAGCAATTCCAGTATCACCAGCAATAGCGGTGCCACTGTTCAAATCAACCACTGCCACATAATCCCATCTATTCGTGGCCGATTGGGCAGCATTGAAATCAACCTTGCCCTGAACCGAACCCTGAACTTTAACGGTCATCGTAGGAGTGCCACTGAAATCTATAGTCAAGTTAGTGGTCTTTAACTCCCCAACATAAATCACCTTCCCTTTAAGGTTGAAGGTATGAGTTCCGGTTCCCGTATCAGTTATATCGACTGCTGATCCACCGGGCGTTAGCGATAACTGAAAGGTATCGAGAGTTCTGCTTATCACATAATAATCAGTGGCCAATGACAATCCGGCTGGCAAAGTGCCGGTAGTCGTCAGTTGAACCAAATCATTTGTCTGGAGACCGTGGGCGGCTGAGGTAATAATGTCCGTAGCCGCGACTGCCGTAAAAGCCGCTTGTGGCTTAGATGTTGATAAAAATATAGTTTTTTCTTCTTCCATTTTATTTACTCATTTTTTATTTTTAATTTCGACTTTTATTTTTTAAACTATTGGAATTTTGCCTGGCTTCGGTGCCAACGGTGGCTGGCCTATAGGTTTAGCGCCAGCACCTGATGGTAAAAGTCCTGGTGGCGCTGTCGGAATAGTTGTCTCCGCCATCTTTTTTTCCATATCTTCTATCTCTCTCATGTCTTCTGGTGATAAATTCAATCTTTCTATAATTCTCTTCCTAACTATTTTCTGGATAACTGGAAGGTCAGGATATTGTTCCTTAAGAAACGCCAACTCCTTGAGTTCTTCAACCTTTTCTTTTTCCTGTTCAGCTCTTGTCGTCACTCTCTCTCTATATCCCTTTGTAGAAACCCAGTCTTTCGGATAAACTTCTTTTTCAAAATATCCTCCTTTGACTCCTTTCTTATAAAGTTTGAATGGACTTTTATCCGAAGCATTCGCCTCCAACATTTTCCTCCACTTCCAGGCAAATTCTTTCCAGGCCCGGCGGTAAAACTTAGCGATGCTCACTATCCTTTCTGAAGCTTTCTCTATCAATCGTTCCACTTCTCCCTTCGTCATCACTCCCTTTTCCGAAATTCCTTTTTCTATGGCAGTGGCTGCCGTCGCTCTCTCAACTAACCTTATTAAAAAATCTATGCTTATTAAATTATCTGTAATTGCAGGAATTTCCATCTGTTTTACCACTTGTTCAACCGAGAGAAATCCTCCCCTTCCGTCTGGTATCAGTGGTGCTGGGTATTGGCCGAATGGTTCTGGCTCAAATGTTTGGGGATCATAGCCAGCGATGGGCAGATACCAACTCATCCCTAAGTTCCGGTAAACCCAATTTTCTAGCATTGCTGAAAAATAAATGTTCATTACTTTGTTGGGAGTCTTGATTAAGTCTCCCATTCCATCAGTCCAGAAATCATCTGTGTCTATGTCATCGGCCCAAGTGGTAAATGGCCAGAATTCAACCCCTATTGTCTTTTTTAAAGTATCGTTATAAAGAATGGCTGCTTCGTGTGCCACTACAACAACGTGCCTGACAAACTTTTTCCCATCCCAAATTAAAGTAAAATGTTCGTTCAATTCAACCTCGACATCGGCCGCGAATAAACTTTCAAAATTATTTACTCCTAAATCTTGCAATGTCTTTTCTTTTGCCTCCTGGGCAGTATCTTTTGGAAATTGTATTAACCCTCCCTGCTCCTGTAATTTATCGTTAAGATATTTCTTCAATTCATTTTTCCCTTCAGTGCTATATTTCGAACTAGCCAAGATTTCTTTCAAAGATTTGTAAATGTGCAACCTTTCAATATGCTTGGCGGTTTCTATGTTTAACGGATCTATTTTCGGGTCAACCACTATATCTAACCTGTGGGGAATGGATGCTACAATTCTTCCGTTAACGATATTTAACATTTTAAAAGTTCTTCCAAACAACAAAACATTGTTCTTTTCTAAAATATCAATCCCTTCGTAGTTGTCTGTTTCAAAATCGTCTCTCCATTTTTCATTGATGACGATTTCTTTTTCTCTTCCAGCCGGCCCTTTCTCCAAACAATCGAAAACAACATCTGGCGGTTCATCAATCCTTGAAAGCAAAGTTTTCTTTGTTTCCTTCATTATCGGAATGTTGACTTCCTGCCTCTGCGTCAATTCATTGGTTTCGACAATGTCCCGGTAAAGATTATAAATATCTCTCCAAGCTTCGTGCCTTCTTGATTGATATTTTATATCTGTATCTTTCTCAGATTTTAATTTTGCTAATAATGAAATGTTATCCATTGTAAAATAAAATAAGCCGAATTCTTTCCAAATCTAAAAAGACTTAGAAAGAGTTCGGCTCGTAAGCACTGGCTCTGGCTCGTAAGCTTATACCAAATGGTCTATTACTAAACCATTAACTAAATATATCCCAGAACAAGAAGGTCTGTCAAGCGTGAATTAGTCCTGGTCTGGTATTTTTTTCTTTTTCCGACTCAACCAATCCTTCTTCCGGCAAATGAATAATCTTTTTGCAATTTATATTCGGACATTTTATTTCAATTCGTAAAGTCGCCAAGACTGGCTCATCAGATTTCATTAGAATAGTCCCACAGAATTTACAAATTAAAATATATTTCATTTCTTAAAAAGTCTTTTAATAAAATTCCAAACTTTCTGCCACCAATTTATTTCTGGAGCAAGTTTGAATCCAGCAACATCTCCAACCAATTCCTCAACTTTCGGTTTCGATAAACCGAGTCCAACAAAACCACAACTTCTACATTGATATTCTTTTCCTTTGGTTCTTGTTTTCCACCGAGTCCCGTTGCATTTAGGGCAATAAAATTTATTTTCGTTTTCTAATGACATATTTATATTTCTCACCTCTTTTTTTCTGAACATAATCTGGTTTTACAAAAGTTCCAGGAGTGCTTGTTAATTCTGACTGCATACTGGCACTATCTAATAAGTCATCATTTTTACCCCGGGGAAATCTCATTGCCTCATCTTCTAAATCAAGCCGGCCGTTGTCTTCCTTGTTATGATAAATCTGGCCTCTTTCATATCTCGGAGCCAATCCTCTGATTCTCATTTCTTTGTTTGATTCTTTCAATGTCATTTCTACAACCGGCGGAAAATCATTTCTCTTTTTCATTTCCTGATCAAGAAAAGGTTTAAGAACTAAAGTGTATTTTTCTTTTTCAATTCCGATTTTTAATGGATGCCACAATCTGTTTACTTCAAATATCTTTTCAATCATTTCCGGAGGATCTATTTTTAATTTCTCGACTTTTCTAAAGAACCAATTATTTTGTATGTCGACTGAGTTTACAATAATGCCAGTGAAATTGGCTTCCTCTTTTTTGCTGACTGCCGGATCAATGGTGATGAAAGTATTAAGCGATAACTTTGCTATCTCGTCTTCGGTATAATTCTTGAACCAACTTTTTTTGAATTCGGCAGTTTCGTCATCGGTCGGACTATTGAGATACTGGCAGGAATATAGATAATTGCCCAAGTCCTCTCTCTGGTCTTTCAGGAACTGGGGAGTAAGTCGTTGAGGAAAAAAATAGTTCTTTGAACCGTCAGGATCGGTCGTTTCAGCCGCCTTTACCATCTTCTTGAACTTTGGGTCGTCTAAGAGCATAGAAGTCAAATCTGTGTCGTGCCAGCGCGTGCAGATGACATCCAATTCGCCTCCTGGCTCAAGCATCGGCAATAATAACCTATAAGACAATTTTACTTTCTCTATCTGCTCCCTGGTGGCGATATTCTTCTGGGAGTGCGGGTCATCAACAATAATAAAATTATAGTGGAATCCTACCCGGACGATATCAACCCCACCGCACATAATTGTATCTTCTTTATATTTTCCAGTCCTTTGCCGGATTGTAATCGCCTCTTCGGCCCAACCAGGATCTCTTTTGAACATTCCATACAGTCCTATAAGTTCGGCATTCCTTTCCAAATGCTGCTTTATCTCACTAAGAAATGCTTTTGACTGGCCGTAAGTTTCTGAGAAAATTAGAATTCTGACATTTGGATTCTTAATAAGTAATTGAATAGACCTTGCTATTGTTCCGATTGAAGTTTTAAAAGTGCCTCGCGGCAATAAAAGTAATTTCTTATTCTCCGGGCCTTCAAGGAATTGGCAGACTTCCAAATGCGGTTGCTCTTCTAACTCTTGATAATTTAAGATATTCTTTGTTAAAAAATAAAGGTCATTTTCCGCTAACTCTTTTAATTCTTCTTTTGTCATTTCTTTTTCGCCTCAATTCTTTTTTTAGCTTTCTCAATTTCGGTATTAAGAATGTTAATTATTACAGTTGTCGGAAGTTGAGCTTCTAATTCAAATAATTGTCGGGGTTTTCCAACTACCCTGTCGAATAAATCATCAATGGCTTTACTGTCCGGTTCTTTTCGATAAACCCTGGCCGTAAAGCTTTTTGTTTTGCCTTTTTTATCTTTGATGCTGACTAACTGCTCGCACCAAATTCCCCGGGCCAATTCTAATTTATTCTGAATCAGTTCTGGCAAATGTTCCCTAATGGCTTCACGCAAAAACCCAAGAGCTTTCTCCTGTTCTATCGTCTTCTTATGCTTGCTTCCTTTCTTCTTGCCGCCTGTTTTTGGACTGCCTTTTACTCTGCTCATAATAATCTAAAATAGATTAAATAGATTACTTCTTTATTTTAAACTTCTCTAATTTGTATTGCTCAATAATTTCGTCTATCGCCAAAAACAATCCTGCTATTACATTTCTTGCTTCCCACGGTTGCATAACAATTCCAAATTCTCTCTTCTTGAATTGCTTTATTCTCAAATAAATTAAATCTTCTGGAACTTTATTATTTCTTTCAAGCACATATATCTCAATCGAATTTCTATGCTTATCCTTTGATCGCCAAATTCTTTTCATTTTAGTAACTTATTATCTTTTAGAACTTGATATAGGTCTTTTACTATTCTTGTAAGCCCAGTATGGTCAAAGTGAAACTGATATTCCATCCCTTTTTCCTGACCATAAAATCTATAAAATAGTTTTAATAATATTGTTTCTAATATTTCGTGTAATAAAGAAAGACCTTTTTCGCCTTCTTCTTTACCAATCCAAATTTTTCTAACATCAATATTAAACCCTGCTCCGTCATTATTATCTATAATAATTTTCCATTCATCTCCAAACATTTTAAGTTTTTTTGGTATTTTCATTGACTTTTACCGCAGTTTTGTGGTGTAATATTTGGTCTTTAATTTCGTCATAATAGATGTAAACTAAAGCTTGATCGCTTTGTCCGCTTCGTTAAGAGGCGGTTTTCTTTTCTTCGTCGCGCAATTCAGGTGGCATATTCCAAAATTATATTCTGCCGGATGCGACTGGCTTTCATCAGCTCTTACCGGCTTTTTACAAATGGCGCATTTCTTCATTTTATTTAAGATTAAGGTTTTATTCTTTGTTTAAATTCTTCCCAATATGAAGGTGGGATAAATTCTACCTCTCCTTCTTTATTTTTCAGAGGATATTGTTTAAATTTAATCCCGCCTTTTTCTTTTAAGACAATGGAGTGATATGCTATTTCTCCCGTTGTATGATTTATTAACATATATTTAACATTAGGGATTAGAAGTTCCCAAAATGAACGAATACTTCTTTGTCCCAATCAAGAAATCTTTTCCTATGGATACTTCGCCAAACTTTCTCAAATTCTTCTGGCGAATCTGCTCCTTCTTCTTTATAAAGATATTTTCTTACAATCCATAAAGGTAATTTCAGAATCAAATAGACTCTTTTATCATTCCACTTTTTTGTCCTACTTGTGCAGATTTTTCTTCCCAATTTTATTCTTTCCAAAGACCATTTATTAAAAGGTATTTCTTTCTTCATATTTATTCACTAAACCCTTTCTCTACTAACTCTTTCTCCATTTTTGCAAAGTCTTTGACCACGCCTTTCTTTATCAGTTTCAGGATTGCCTTGAGCAACACTTTTATATACTCTCTCTCCATTACCGACTTCTTGATTTCCATCCGGTGATGCTCTATCTCATTCTCGATCGTGCCGATGGCTGTATTCCGCCTTTCCTTGCCAGGCAGATAAGAAACATATCCGGGTTTTCCATCTTTTCCATATCTTCCGGCAAATCCTAAAAACTCATTATCTATTCTAAGGTTCTTCACTTTATCTAAATCCATCGGGGTTTTTCCCTTTTCGACTTCGATTTCTTTTTCGTTATCCTCGATTTTCTTTAAGATCTCCTCTTTTTTGTCTTCGGCCTCATTTAATAATAGCCAAGATCTCTCTATTTCGATTTCTTTGTCTTTAATCATTCCTTCTGTCAGTTCCTTCTTGTGGTAAAGCAAATCCTTTTTGGTAATTTTCTGTCTGATAAGCCAAAAACAATATCCGATTACGAAACAAATTACCTGAAGACCTACCGTAATAACTGCTGTTTTGATCGCTGGATCTAAAATTAAGTTCATAAAATTAAACTTTTTTAATTGCTAATGTGGTTGTCGTGGAAAATCTCTAATAGCTCTTTTCTTGTTTTCATAGATTTGGTTTAAGAATAAAAAATGCAGCCGGATGCGGATGTGTGCTGGGTTTTTTGGTATTTACATCCAGAAACGGGAATCGTCCGGCCGATCTAATTTTCGCACCGGCCTCTAAAAGCAGATTGATATGCGCATAAACCGGTAGGATAAAAACCACCTGTTTGCCCTTTTTGTATTCTTCTATTCCTTTATGAACGAACGCCGTCATTCCTATTCCGTGTTTACTATCTTCTTTTCGGAATGGCGGATTTACATAATTTGATTTACCCCAGTTAATTTTTAGGCCGTCGTATTTTTTGGGTAATGGATAAGGGCAAGGATCAAAATCAAACTTAAATTCTTTGTTTAATTTTTCGTATTCGTTTTTCGGCGTAAGCCAATAACGCTTTTTTATCATTATTTTTTAAATTTAAGCTATATCTAAAAATATCTCTGCTCTTGGGTTCTGGCGATCGACTCCACCAAAACCTAATACTACCTGCGGAATTATAAACCAATTGTCATCCTCGATAATTCCGCAGTCCACCAAAAGATCCATCAAACTTTCCGCTCTGTTTGTCAGGTCGCCTTTCCTTTTGTCCGGCGCGTAAAGGTTTATCTCGACGCGGCACACTTTCTTTCCTTCCAGGCAATAATGCTGGCTCATCACCTCTTTCATCGCCTCCTTGTGCCATTTTTCAAATTTCGTCGAAGGCACAATCAGAATCCTGCCGCGCACCTGGATTATCTTTTTTGAATTTTTCTTGCTCGGAATCGAGCCGTGAATCGTGATCATGGTTTTTTGTTGGCCAGCCATATGACCAAGATTATCATTCCCATCAAAATCAAAAAGATCACCCAGGTTATCGCATCTATTTTGTCGTCCTTAAAATAAGTGCCCATAATTTATTTTATTCTTGGGCGGCAATTCCTCGTCCGCCCAAGCTAAGAATCAATTATAGACAGTCACAGTCATATTTCTTTTTCCAAACTCTATCGCCTTCCCTAAATCAAATACCAGAATATCAAAGTGATTGCAGCTGAATCTCTTATTCATCCGATCCTCAACCACATAAAATTCATTCTCTATCTCCACTATCGTTCCGAATTCAAGACAGTTATTTGCTATCATCCCCTCTTCCACTCTTTTTCCGCTCGCCGTTATGAAAGGCATTGAATCGGTCTCTTCCGGTCTTGGCGTATATTGAGTTATTATTCCTTCTATTTCAGTTGTTTGTATCGCCTCAACAGGAAGGAGCGAATTCTGGCCTATCATGGGGAGCGTGTTTTGTTCTAACTCTACTCTGGGTAGAGCCTTTTCTGCCTCGGGCTGGAACGCTACCACAAGAAATAACATCCCACAAAAAAGGGTCCCGACTATTTTCCCACAAAATACGCTTTAACCGGCTCTGCAATGGGCTGAACCACAGTCTTGTAAGCCAGGTATGAAATGAACAATACTCCAAATATGACGCCGAACAATCCCCAGCCTGAAATCGATACATTCCTCGTCACATACCAGAAGGTTACCGCCACACTGACCAGAAAGGTTAATATCTTTTTTCTGTTGTCAGTTTGCCCAAACCAAGGAATGAGTTTTAGGATTTCAGTTACCACTGAAACGATTATTCCGGCTATCACTGTTACTATTGCTAAGTCCATATTTTCTTCGAGCCTTAATTTACTATTCGACCTTTAGTAGATTGTTAACTCGTTTAATTTTCTTCTCGTTTTGACTCCGACCCGTTTCCCGTTGACTATCAAAAGTTCAATCAAGTTCGCCACCTTATAAAAATACTGAAAATCCCTGACCGCCTTCTGCGTGATAGTCCCGTAATAGCCAGTCTCCAAGACATTTTTAGGAAAGAAACCATACTGCTTTAATGCCTTCTGTAGCCACCTCACCTCCTCGCTCCTCTCGCCGAAAACCATGTCGACTGCAAAGCAATGCATGACAGGAGCCGGGATCGGAACTTCCGCTTTGACCGAGACAATTCCCTTCAGGCAGTAAGGAATCGTGTAATTCAAATTCAGCGCCTTTTGAAACGGCTCGTAGTGATCAAAAATTCTGATAAATTCATCGATCATTTCTGGAGGATCTACCTTAAAAATCATCGTCGCGTGGCCGGCAATGCAGGTTCCGCAAGGCGAAACCGGCTGTTCATTCCACTTCGGGCAAACAGGCGCCGCTATCTGGATCGGGCACTGCTTCAGTCCTTTCTTAATCAGTTCTAAATTTGGATCCCCGCACTGCCCCCAGTAAAGCCACTCGTATTTAAAATCGAAAATAGTCAAAATGTTTTTCGCAAAATCTTTTATGTTCTGCGGGATCTCCTGATAGTAATCATCCCAGCTAAAAACCGGCTCTCTCTGAAGTCTCGGATAAGCCCACATCTTCTCCGGCACCAGACCGTCCTTCCTGATGGAATCCCAAACATTAGTGAGTGTGTTGCCCTGGTGCGTGGTCCCCGACATCTTTGCCGTGAACCGATCGGAGCAGTTGAAGTTTCCGCTCTCATCTAAAAAGCCCCAATCCCTGAGCGATCGAATCTTATTATTGTTTAATTTCCCGTTTTTAATTAAAAAGTTTATCTGCGTCTCAATGCAATTCAAGGCCGAGAACGTGACGCAGGCCATGGTGTCAAAATAGACTCCCAACTGCCACTCACCAGTCGGCAAATATTCCATCCAGTCGCCGGCCGGATTGACCTCCTCGAACAGGATGCCGGTCTCGCCTCCGAAAAAGTAATCCGAAGGCAAGGGCTTTTTTATAATTACTCCTCGATTTTTCATATTTTTATTTAATTAGTCTTTCGCGTTTTAATTCTTCTCTGATGTTTTTCAATTCCTTCCAAATTTTCACTAATATCCCAAAAAATAATGGATTAAAAGAAGGAGATTTCTTAAAATCTTTCATTTCTTTTTCGTCAGTAAATTCCCTACCCCATTCCTGAAAAGGATCGATCAACGAAGAAAAACTTACGAACTCTTTAAATTT